CACGAGCCCCAGACTGCACCGGCTGCTTGCACCATGCCGGTGACGTACCCGGTCCGGGCCGTGGCTGTACTCAGGCCATCCCCGACGGTCGGGTTCAGGTAGTAACCGACCTGTGCCGGGACAGCCATGTCAACGACTCAGGTCGCCTTGGCGATAACCATCATGCCTGCGCCGCCATCGGACATGAACGTGTAGGCCTGACCTACCCCGACAGTCAAGGCTGTCGTCGTCGTGCCATCAGCCATGCCGATAACCTGTCCGCCCTGCGTACCAACGTAGATGGCAGCGCCTGCCCAGTTCTTGACGATGGTCCAGTAGCCGGCAAGACCGGCTCCGTTGGGCAAGTACACAGAGGCGCTATTCGAGTTGACGATGTTCATAGAGCCCCAGTTCATGTAGCCGCCATGGGCGATCACGTAATAACCAGCCTTGTAGTTGCCACTGATCGTCGCGGATGCAGTGATGGCCCCGGTAAAGAGAGTGGCCGCAGCCGCCGTGTTGTCCTGGAAGTGGTGGGCACCACCAGCCGGGGCTCGATAGATGAAGTTGCCACCCGAGACGATGATGTACGAGGTGCCCTCGAAGTTGAGCCCTGCGCCTGTTCCAACGGTGAGGCCTACGTCGAACTTCGACGGGCCCCGGACGAGCAGCGACCAGTTGGTGGTTGCTCCGCTCTGGTTACCAATCTCCAGGCCGATGTTGTTGTTCGCGCCGCCCTCGCTGGCACTGGTGACCTGAGGGTCGATCTTCAGCTGAGTAGCGTTCTGCACCACGCCTGGGGCCTGCCGGGTGACAGGCTTGATGTGCATGGCCACCATGTCGTTGGTGCCTGAGACGCTGCCCTTGATGCCGAACTCCAGGCCCTTGATGGTCCCGGTCGCCAGGGAGTTACCCCAGTACTCGGCCAGCATCATGTACTGGTTGGTCTGAGTCATGAGACTGGTCGGGGCGTTGGAGGCACCGAAGCCGATCAGGGCAATCGGGTCAGCGCCCGAGCTGCCGTAGCCCATCTTGATCCGGCCATTGAGCTGGGTGAACCCGTTGTTCCAGACGCTGGGAGTGTTGTAGCCAATGTCCGCGAACGTGGTCAGGCCAGCCGAAGAGATGGTCACCCGGTCTGCGTTGGCAGTGGCAAAGCGCAGGCTGCTCGAAGAGCCAGCGGCATTGATCTGCAACGACGTCGAGCCGTCATTGGCGACGATGCTCGAAGTGGTGTCGTACTGGTTCAGGGCCAGCTTCTTGTTGCTGGACGCAGTCGCGTTCGCGCCACCGATGATCTGAAGCGTGGCCCACGAGTTGGTCCCGTTCGGCAGGATGCTCAGGTAGGTCATCGAGTTGGTCGTGCTGTTCTTGATGACCGATGTGCCGGTGAGGTCGAACGCCCCCATGATGTGCCGCCCGGCTATCAGGTCCCGGCCCAGGTACAGGTCGCGCGGGCGGAAGCTCGCCCAGCCAATGTCGTAGGTGTTGTCGGCATAAGGAGAGATACCGACGCTATCTATCGTCCAACGTTGGGTCGCCCCAGAAAAGAACTGGATCTGATTGGTGGCCTTGACTTCCAGATTGCTGCCCGATGAGCTTACGGTGGGTGTAACCACGCTCGTACCGGCGTATATCGAGCGTGGTCGGGTCGCACCAGAGGCACCGATGTCCAGGGTGTTGTCGCTGATAGCGATGAACCCGGAAGCATTCATCTGCCAGCGGTTGCCTGCCTGGGCACGGAAGCTCAGGTCCACGGCACCAGCCGGGCCAACCGTCTGGCCATCGAACACCGGGGCAATGATGCTGCTCGCAGCGTAGACCGTGCGAGGACGAAACGTGCTGGTGCCGATGTCGTAGGTGTTCGAGACGCCGGCTTGCAAGTGACCAGAAGCATCGACCGTCCAGCGGGTCACGTCGTTCGTGGCCAGGCTCATCGTGTCAGCAGTGTTCGTCCCGATCCGGTACTGGTTGCTGGCGACCATCGACCAGGTGTCGAAGTACAGCCCGGTCCCGACCCGGGCGCTCGTGCCCACGTACAGGTTGCGCGGACGTGTGGCCCCAGACGCACCTATGTCATAGGTGTTGTCGGCCGAGAAGAGCACATGGTTCTGATGCGTGGTCACGCCGGCGATGGTGATCGGCCACGTCCGGGTGCCGTTCAGATTCAGCGTCAGCTGGGCAACGTGTTCGGCCACGGCCGGCTGGCCATCGACCGGGGTGACGAACGACGTCACCTGATCAGTCTTCCGTGACGGTCAGTGCGCCCGCTGCGAACCTCGGGATATCCCCGACGGCCATGGCTGTGCTGGTCGTGTCGCCCCAGTACAGCTGGTTACCGGACGAGGCCGCGTCCAGGATCGCCCAGCCGACGGTCGTGTACGGCGTCGTCGTCACGGCCGGGAACGCCACCTCGGCGTTGTTGCTGATGCTCGAGCCTGTTCGGGTCCAGGCTGCGGCCGCGACTGCCTGCCGGGCATAGCTCGAACCGGTGACTTCGGTGCCTGTACCGCCGTCAGATGGCACGGCCGTGTACAGCGCGATGTAGACGGTAGACAGTGCGCCCAGGGCCGGCGTGGCCGCGCCCTTGAACAGGTGGTCGAGAAGTCGGGCTTCCAGGGCATCGGTCTTTGAGCCGGCCATGTCTACTCCTTAGGGTGTGGGAACGCCACCGGGATCAAGGGTGCCCATGATGCCCTGGACATATGAACGTAACATCGGGTCTTTGCCTGAGGCTGCCTCTAGCGCCGTGACTCGGGCCAGTAGAGCATCCCAGGCTGACTGCGGGATCAGCGCCATGGGCACCCCGTTCACGGTCAGGGTGCCGTTCACAGAAAGAGTGGCCAGGGTGATCGGCTGGTCGGGCATGCCCCCGGTCAGGCTGGTGTACAGGTCGGCGATGTGCCGGCCCTTGACGGGCTTCTGAGGTGCGATATTCGCCAGATCGAACGGCATCAGGGCACCACATCCAGGGGCTGCTCGAGTGCGTCGTACTCGATGATCGCCGCGTCCACGTCGCCCGGAGGGCCCTCGAGGTTGGTCCCTGTCTGCTGCCAGCCACCAGGCAGGGAGTTTGCCCAGACGGTGCCGTCCTCCTGGAGGTACATGTCACCCGGGCGGCCAATCAAGTACGTCGGGGGCTCTGCACCGGTGTACCACTGGGATGCCCGGGTCATCGCCGTCGGGATCGCAACGTTGCCAGGCGTTGCCCCAGTGCCGGTCGGCCTGACTCGTCGGATGTTGTTCGGCTGCCTGATCCGCATGTTCTTACGAATCGCCTGCTCTTCTTCCCTGAGCGCAGCGTAGACCGTCTTCATGCGGTCACCGTCCGCGCCGCGCATCATGCGTAGCGCCATCAGCTTGGCCGCGTAGACAGCCACGAAGCTGGGCTCGACTTCGCACGCCTCGGTATCTGCGGCCATTTCTCTGGGCCTTCTCGTGCCCAGGAACCTGACCCGACTGCCGTTAGAGATGAGCGGCTCATAGAGCGTGATCATCTCGGGCTCCATGACCGTCCAGTCCCGATAGCTGACCGGATACCAGTTGGGGTCACTGGAACTCAGTGGAGCCTGGTACAGGACCGAGTAGACACAGTCCATCAGGGGCGGCACAGGGTAGGCCGTCGTGCCCTCAGTGGCCAGCGGCGTACCCAGGTTGTCCAGAAAAGAATCTAGAAAGACCCAGGTCGTGAACTGCACATCCCGGACGGCGGCATTCACAAACTGCTCAATCTGAAGCCTGGTGTGCAGGTCGTCTTTTCTTAGTTCGTACTTGTCACCGGCAGCCGGCACGAACGGGAAGGCGTTGGTGACGAAGCCGCCAGGCCTGGTGAAGCCGGTGACCCGGCGCTCGACGCCCTTGATCGTGAGCCAGCTATTAGTCCAGTGCCCGTCGGGTTCTGTACGCCCGATGTCTACGGGGTGCGTGCTGTCCACGCCCCCGGTCAGGGTGCCTAGCTCCAGGTCACCGACCCGGTTGGAAGCCTCCTGGACGACATCGAGCCTGAGCGCCACCCCTAGGTGGCCTCGGACAGGGGCTCTGGGATCGGCACTCTCTGAGGTGGCCTGAGGCTATCGATCACCCGGTAATTGAACTCGGCATTCAGCCTCTCGGCTACTGCCAAATCATCTGTCCGGCCGATGCCCTCGGTAAACCTCACCCCATATGCCGTGAAGTTCACTGCCCGTGGGGTGATGACCTTGTAGCGGCCCATTGGTTCATACGTCAGGGCCTCGTCGTCCTCGAGGTCGAAGCCCGGCGTGATCCGGTCGGCCTCGGGTCCGTTGACGGCCTCTACGGTTGTCGAGGCGTTCTTTATCCCACGCGGCATCTAACTTGCTCCTTGCCTGGATAGGTCGAGACTGGGAGCGTGGCCCCTGCACGGGTCACGCCCCGTCGTCCCTTAGCCCGAACGCGACAGCTTGTGCGCGCCCGAGCACAGGCCCGCCATGATGCCCAGGAACGACGTCGTGCCCGTCGTGGTGATCACCGAGCGCATGTAGCGCCGGCGCTTACCGAAACGCATCCAGTACGTCTCACCCGTGGACGGGATCGCCTCGCCGCCCGCACCCAGCGCAGCCAGAGACGCGGTCTCTTTGATCGTCGGGGTGGTGATGTCGTCAGCGAACTGGAGCGTCAGCGTCAACCCACCGGTCGTCGTCTGGGGTGGGACAGTCAGGCCGTACTCGCCCTCGTCCACGCCCGCGATGTCGCGCCACGGGCCGTTGATCGTGCCAGCGGCAGTGATGTTCCCGCCCACGCCGGCCGAGCCGGTGCTGAGCGTCGAGGCGGTGCCGTCCGCGTCCAGGACCAGTGCATCAAAGATCATGCTTACGCCACCTTGATCGCGCGGAGCCGGGTCATCGACCGCTTGCCCCAGACCACCGGCCCGAGCACCCAGTCGACGCGCGTCCGCAGCTTCGGGCCAGACTGAAGCTCGCCCATCTCACGGGTATCGATTGGCTGAAGCTGGATCAGGCCGCAGTGTCGCTTGGCGTCCAGCTTGAGGAAGTAGATCGAGGTGCCCAGGGCCGTGTTGCCCGGCACGTCGTGGTCGTCGCCCAGGATCAGGGCGTTGCCGTCCGGGTCCTTGTAGCCAGCGTCGACAAACGAGATCTTCTTCCAGGAAGTCACTTCACGCTCGAACTGATCCTCGTTGACCTTGTACAGACCCTCACGCCGGAGCATGGAATCGAACAGGTCCAGGACGTTCTCGTTCATGATGGCCAGGTCCGGCTGGGATCCTTCGGTTACGCGCTTCGCCCTGAGCAGGGCGTCGAAGAACCCCTGCCGGACAGCCGAGCTGGCACCACCGGCCGAGATGTCCAGGACAGTACCCGAGCCACCGTACTTGGCCTGACCGGCGTCGATGACCTGGCGAGCCGGGAGCCCGGCCGAGATCTTCTTGAAGCCGTCGAAGCCCCTCGGGTTCGTGGCCTTGTCCCCATTGATCAGGCTGTCGTTGATCGTGAAGTTGATCGCCTCCAGCGTCTGCTCTGTGTACAGCGTCTTGGGCTTCACGAAGTGGGCGGTCTTGTCATAGATGCGGTCGATGTCGATGTCGTGGCCGATGCGGACCACGCCCCACGCGACTGACTCGATCTTGCCGGTGCCCTCGGTGTAGTTCTCGTTCGGCAGGTTGAAGGCAACAGAGGGCAGGCTCTTCCAGCGAAAGCCCTCTGTCTCAAGGGACGTGAC